CGCTCGCCAGTGGCCTTCGGGCCTTGGGTCGATGGCTTGCCTGACTTGGTTCCCCATTCTTCGCCTGTCCACTTCGAGAGCGACTTTTGCGCCTTCGTCTTTTCGCCCGTATAGCCGCCGCCAGCAGCCTCATATTCTTTCGCCAGCAGTTGGGCCTTGCGCGCAGACCATTGACCAGCCTTGCCGCCCTTGGAGCCTGCCATCACTCGATCTTTGATCCGCTCGCGCAGTTTGGGCTTGGTGTAGGCCATGGCTTACTCTGGACAGTTCCAACGCTTCAATGATGCCGCCTTGCGAGTAGGCCGCCCCTTCTCATCCTTCATCGGCCCTGGCATCCCTGACATTCTGGCGCAAAACGAATCCTTCCGCGCCTTGTCGGCCTTGGTTTTAGGATTCGGCGCTGGCGCTTTCAGGTTACTGCCCGTCTCGCGGTTGTATTTCGCCCGGCCTTTAGCAGTCAGGCCCGCGCCCTTGGAGACGGGCAATTTTTCCCCTCGTCCAACAGCAAGCGACGGGCCTTTTTTCTTGGCTGCCATTAGGCCACCACAGCGCCATACAGCGAGACAACCCACCATTCAGTTCCGATAAATTGAAGCGTAACGGCCTCGCCCAAATTGTTGAAGGTGATCGTGGTGCCATTGCCAAAGTTTGCAGGCGTCAGAATGCCAGTGTCACCGCCGGCTGTTTCAGCAACATAAACGATCGTTTTCAACTGCCCAACAACACCATCGGCAAGCGTCAGTGCATTGCCAGCAGCGGTTGATGAGAAGGCCGTTGTGTTGGTGATAATATCAACAGCGCCAGGCCCGCTCAGAGACTGAACACTAGTTTTCATCCAGTTTATTGCTGGTGCGCTTACTGTCGGGCTGTTCAGTGTGGCCGTTCCGATTGTCGGGCCGGTGCCAAATACAAGTGCGCCAGTGCCGGTTTCATCGGTAACAGCTGCTGCCAAGTTTGCGCTGCTTGGCGTAGCAAGAAACGCCTGCACTGCTGCATTGATGCCAACCAAAGCGCTGCTCAGGTTGTACCAAGAGTTTGCCGCTTGATAGTACCTGAACGTGACAGCAGCACCGGCTTCAAGCGTGGTGATTGTCCCATAGATTTGGGCCGCCCCATTGATAGCAATGGTCAACGCAGTAATGTCCTGCGTAGTGCTAATCGTGACCTCGGTTCCGTCAGGCGTGGCCGTGTTCAGTGGCAGAGTTACAGTGCCAGCCGCGAGGCCGCCAGCGGGTTGAATCAATATCCACTGTGCTTGTGATACAGGCGCCGGAATGGCGTAGTTAAAGCCAGTGGCAGGCGTGATAAAAGTCGTGGCCACCGTAGGCGCTGCGAACGTCTGCTGGAAGTATTGCAGGAGCGCGCTGATCGGCAGGCGGCGTGCATCGCCGTTGTTCGGCGTATAGACCGGCAACTGGTCGCCGGAGCTGACCTGATTGAGTAGCGGAAGCTGGTTAATGTACGGCATGGCGCGGCCTCAGTTGTTGTAATTGAGCCAGCCATCTGGGCCAGCATCCACCGGGTCGACCGGCTGATTGACAAAGGGCTGGTCGATGTTCCACGGCTTATTGCCTGCACCGACCGGAAGAGTATTCGGGAACTGCTGTTCTGGCGGCACAGCGGCACGCGATAGCAGGGTATTGTAGCTCTCGCGGGCGGTCATCTTGGTTTCAGCCATGGCAGTGCGGCCGTAACTCGGAGCCAGTTTGATGGCCAGATTGCAAATGATCGCCTCGTTGGCACTGTCTGGCACCAGCGTCTGCTCGCTCAGGTTTGAGTTCTGTGGGCTGCCTGGCAGCGGATACCCCAGACGGATACCCTTGCCATTCCACTCGGCCATCATGGCGTCGAGGCGACGCATGGCGCTCTCAAGCTGTTGCGGCTGGAGGTCGAACGTATACGATGCCAGCCCGATTTCCTCGAAGGCGGCCTCGACGAACTGACGCTTTGAATACCCCATTTAACCCTCCAGCGCTTCGGATATGCGCTTTAGCAGGAGCTTGTCGCTTGTACGGCCGTCGAACTTGATGCCAAGTTCTCGTGCCTTTTCTTCCAGCTCTGCGCGGGTCGGTGGCGCGTCATCAGGCTCGCAGGCCTGCTCGACTTGGGGTTCAGTATCGACCACTGCTGGCTTCTCTGCAATGGCAGGAGCCGAAACAATGGCGGCCGCCTGTGGCGCTGCTACTGCCGGGCGTGCACTTGCCTCAACAGCGGCCACAGCGGCCTCAAGTGTAAGATGCCAGCCTCTGGCGAGGCTGTTTTCCATCGAGCGCGTGTCGAACACATCCAGCACGCCATAGGTCAAGCCTGATTTAAGGCGTAACTTCCCCGGCACTTTGTACAGCGTTCTCTTTGCGCCCATGGCTCACATCCCTTTTTTGGATTTGGTCTTTTTCATGGCAGGCTTTGGCGCCTTGGACGGCTTACCCGCCTTCATGGCTGCCTCGCGTGCGACGTTGAGAGCAATGGCAACGGCCTGCTTTTTGGGGCGACCTGCCTTCTCTTCCGTCTTGATGTTCTCGCCGATACTGGTGCGGCTGTAGCCTTTCTTCAGTGGCATTATTCAATCCTCCAAAAGTGGCGAGGGGCCGAAGCCCCCCGCGCTTTGCATCAGGCGATGCGGTAGGTCACGAACGTATCAACGGCAGTTTTCCGGGTGCGGAAGATGGCCGAGGTCGAAGCAGCAACAACGGCAGGGCCGCTGATGTTGTTGTTCGAGGCTGCGTTGGTGATAGTCACGGTGTCAGTGCCAGCCACAGAGTTGTTGATCAGTACCCAGTCGAAGTATTCGTCAACGCCAAACTGCGAGGCATCTTCCATTGTTGCGCCATCAGGGAGCAGGACGGCAATCGTAGCGCCAGTGGCTTGCGTGCAGGTGATCAGGCCAGACATTACCTGAGCGCCCGTGAGCGTGCCAGCAGTGTTCTGCGTGGTAGGAGCGCCTTGGTAAGCAACACCAGTTACGACAGGAGCGACGCCGACGCTATACAGCACATCGCTAGAGCCTGGGCTCAGAACAAGCGTTGCGCCGTTGGCGTATGGGCCGAGAAGTTCGTAGCCAGTGAACGTGGCTTCGAGATCTTCCTGCACCGGGTAGTTGGGAAAGCCAACCAGCTCGAACACTTGAGCCTGAGCCAGGCTGTAGAGTGCGATCGACTGACCAGCGGTGAGGGTAACTTGGACGCTACCTTGCGCGTATGCGATTGAGTTAGACATTGTTTTGTCTCCTTTGTCCGAATTACGGCTGGCCGAAGATCAAGATACCGGACATCTCAGGCTGCTTGTTCACAACGCCGAAGAGAGTGTCGAGACGGTATTTGATGTTCATGTTGTTGATGTCGTAGAACTTCTGCATCACGAGCTCAATGCCCTGATCGGTCGTTCCGCGCATGACAGCCACGCCAGCGTCAGCAGGTACTGCATAACGGCCAGGCAGGATTTCAAGCGCATCGCGCTGCCAGAAAGGGTTGATCGTGGTGGCATTGGCGTTGAGCCAGGTGATTGCCGCAGCAGCGTTAGGCGCAGTGACAACACAGTTTTGGTATTGCAGCTCGGAATCGGTGCCGCCTTGCGCGGAAACGATTGCAGGGCTGATAACCATTTGTGTGCCGTTCACGATGCTGATGACGCGGAAGGTCTTGTCCTGACCGGTCGACTGCTTGGTGATATGGTGCACAGCTTCAACGTCCTCGATCGTGAACGCGTCTCCAGGAGCGATGCCGACCGTGTTGGAAACGGTGACAGTCTGGAAACGGTTGTCGACGTTGGAGATTTCTCCAGTGACCGCAACGGAAGTCGCAGTGGGCACCCAGAAGTTGCCAGCAGCGGGCAGCGTGCTGATCGTGGTCACACCACCAGCGGCAGCGGCCAGACGGTTAGCGTAATCCATCTTGAACGTCTCGAAGCCAGCAACCATGCCGACGAAGCTGCGCTCGTAGGCGTTGTTGGACTTGTTGCCGTTGAAGCTGCGAGCGCCAGTGCCTGCGCCAGTTGCGATGTTGCCAGCCAGACCGTTGTAGTCGCGGCTAGACAGCGCAAGGCTGCGGTCATAGTTGGGAACGCCTTGCTCGTTCATGAGTGCATCGCACTGAGCAACGTTGTCGTAATCACCAGCAGGGCCAGCGATGGGAACAACCAGCGTGCCTTGGGCAGACGCTACGTTCAGCATGGCGACGTTAATGTCAGAGGCCAACTTCTGCTTGGCAGACTCACCCAGACGCTGCTCTTGCAGAGCATCGCGGAGTTCTTGTGCGTTCATGATCCACGGCACTGAGCGGCTGAAGCCGATCGTGGCAGGAACAGACAGCTGCGTGTAGTCAACGAAGTTGGCCGTCATGTCAGTACCAGCGAACGACTGGCTGATGTACGGCTGTGGACGCCAGATGACGTTGTTGGTGCGGGCCATCATCGTCTGGTCAGTGTTGTAGATGCTTACGTTCTTGCTCAGCACGAGCAAGTCGTTAAAGCCTTCAAGGATATCTTCAAACGCTACGCGTTCTTCTTTGGAAAATGAGTTTGCCATGTTTAGGCACTCCTAAAATTTATTTATCGCTTTGCCCGTTGCTGTCGCTTGTAAGCCATGACTTTAGTGAAGTCACCAGACTTTTCAGCCTCAGCGCGCAGGCGTTCAAGGGTTGAGTCCACAGCGCCCGATACTGGCCCGGTTCCCCGGACGGTTTTCTCTGGCGGCGTGGCCGCTTTACGGTTTTGAACTTTCAATTGAGTCTCCAGTTTTGCTACCGCAAATGCGAATTTAACGGGGTCTTTTATCGAAGCCAGCTCCTTCGCCTTGCTTGGATTTTTGCCGAGTGCGTATACGAGCAGTGCCGGATTGTCTGCGCCTTGAAGAAGAACACCCTGTTGCGTGACGCTGAATGTCTCAGAAACTTGCGCTTCTGCATCTTCAAAGTCCCGCACCTTGAGGTCGGCCTTCGCTTTGCCGTACCCATCCAGCTTTGCCTGCCACGCCTGATTAGCTTCAACCTCTGCCGCACGTGCGCGGGCCTCTGCTTCATCGGCTTTGCGTTTTCTTTCGAACCACTCGGCAAGCTCAGTCTCGTATTTATCAGCATCGTAGTCGTGCTCCTCAAGGGTTGGCTTTTTCCCGACAGCGATTGGCCTCTCGGCCGTTGGCTGGCTGACGGACTTCAGCTTCTCCTCAAGGTCGCGCTTTTCACGCTGCAACTGTCGATGCTGTTTCCGCAACTCGCGCACCCATTCAGGCGCTTGAGCGTGCTCCTCTGGAGGCGGCGCTTCCTCCCCGATCGTGACCATTACCTCATCTTCTTCAGTCTCTGGTGCGCTGGCGGTAGCCTCTGGCTCCTCGCCAACCTCCTGATCCTGTTCGGTTTTGAGTTCTGGTACTTCGATCTCTGCCGTTTCGTCGGTCATAAAAACCCCATCCTACTCAGCCCAGAACGGCGGGCCGGATACCGTGATTCCCACCAGGCTGGCGGCACTCGCCGCAGGAACAGCCTGTCAAGGGTTGAAAGCAGTATAGTGCAAATTATTCCATCGGTAATGGTGGACTTTGAGGCTGTGCAATAACTGGAGGCTCAGGAGTCAAATATACCGGAGCCTGCGTAGCCGTTTGAGCTAAGTCACTGACAGTCTTGGCTGTTTCCAGAGCCTGCTTAGTCGCATCGAGATCCACTTTAGCAAGCGTCTCAATCGTCTTGGCGCGGATGAGCTCGCTGTCGGCCACTGTCCTGACGGTATCTGCACGAGCACGAGCGGCCTTGGCGATGGCTTCCTCGGCGGCTGCTTGCAGGAACACAGCGTTCGGATCTTGCTGTTGCTGCGCCTGCATGGCCTCCATCGCCAGTTGCTGCGCCTCTTCCTGCGTTGGCTTGACCACGCCCAGCTTCAGCAGGCGGCCTCGGAAGAAGTCCTGAACATCCTGGATGCCCTCGCCTTCCATGTTCATGATTGCCATGGACTGGAGTACCTGGCTGATCTCTTGATCCTGCGTTATCGCAATCATGCCCATCAGAGCGCGAACCGTCGCTTGGCGCTTGCTGCTGCTGGATGGTCCGACGTCAACATTGACATCGAACGACGCCTTGCTCAGGTCGTTTTCCATCTCAAGCTCGCCAGCCTCTGTGAGCGTTGGCCGCATAAGCTCGACCGTATCAACCTCGGACTGCGATCCAACCATCTTCATGCGACGGCCTTTTTCGACGTACACATCGCGGGCCATCTCCAGCCAGACCTCGCCGCAACGCTTGACGGCTTTGCTCCAGTTGCTGATGTAGATGAAGCTCTGCATGTCCACGCGCTGCTGAATCATCTCGACGGCCTTGCCGCTGATGTTGCTGACCAGCTTGTCGGCACCTTGCTGGTTGCCCAACACGTCTTGCATATCCTTCTCAGTGACCGTTAAAAGCGCCTCCATGGCCGGCGGGACGACGGGCGGCTTGGTGTAGCCTATAGGCCCTGTCGCGGCGCTGTTGCCATTCTGATCGGTCACAGGGTTGACCAGCAGATAGGGGTAGTTTCGCAGGTTATCCTCAGACCACATCAGTTGGTGGCCGGCAACCTGCTCGGGCAGGAATATTGGCTTTTCGATGCTGGAGAGCGCGGCGATCTCGCCTAGCTTTGACCGTTGCATGTTGGCCAGACGCTGGGCGTCCTTGGCCAGCCGCACATGGCCCATGCACCGCTCCACGTTGTCAATGAACCAGCGTTTGCCGTAGACCGGAATGATTGGGATGCACTTGCCTGCGATGTGGCCAAGATCCTCCAGGATGCGCGCGCCGTTCATCAGATACTTGCGCACCTTGCGACGCTTGACGCGCTTCTGCCGCACCTCGATGCTGCCGATGGCGCTGAGCGTGCGCTCAAGTTCTGGATCGGCGTCGAAGTCGCCTTCACTGTAACGCTCTTCGGTGCCGTCTAGGTTTTGGAAGATGCGGATGGTCTCTTTGACATCCTCGACCCGGTAATACTCGGCGATGTAGACCACATCAGGCGTCAGCCAATCAAACTCCGTCTGGTAGACTTCCTTGGGCCAGCTTGCCGGGTCGTCGCCCCATTCGGCCTCATAGGCAGCGCGGGTCACGGCGGTAATAACAAAGCAGCGGGTCGCGTCGGACTTGTCCTGACGCTTGGCATTAAGGTCGAAAAACACCGATGAGTCAGCGTCAAAGATCGGCTCGATGCGGATGCGCTGGCGGTCGTTGTCCTCGTCGTACTCGTCCTCCCATTCAGTGCGCAGCCTGAACGCCCCAAAGCCCCCGGCCACGGCTTCCTCGAAGGCATTGTCGTAGGCTTCCTCTGCGCAACTGTCCATCTCGTCAGCCCTGAAAAGGCCATCGCAGACATCGCCAAGCTTGTTGTCTTTGCTGCCGTCCTTCGAGACGAAGTCGACTGTCGTGCGGTTGTTGCGGTACTCGCTGATGATCCGCATGACCGCCAGCATGATCTTGTTGACCTCGAACTTGGGCTTGTTCTCGAACTGTTGGCCGATAGGGCCTTCCCACTGCGCGCCTGCTATCGAATAAAACCGCCGGTCTTGGAGGCACTGGAGACGTTCATCGCGCAGGGCTGACTGAATGTCATCGAACTCTTTGAGCGCCTCAGCGTGCAGGTTGGCGAGATACTGTTCTTTGCTTATGCGGGCCATCGGTCACCTCCAGCGGTTGGCAGTGGCCAACGGCGTAAAATTTTGAACGGGCTTGACATTGGCAGCCCGTCTTACTCCCTCACAAGCATAGCGCAATGCGTCTATCAAGTGGTTTGATTTGTCCTCCAGCACCGGCAGCACGCGGCCTGTCAGAGGATCGGACTTGTATCGGTACATGGTCAGCTCATCAATCAAGTGCGTGCAGCGTGGATGCACCACGATGTCGAAGCTCTTGAGCCACTCGATGCCTTCCTCCACCGACTTCGGCCCTTTGACGGCGCCCATAATCTTGGGAAAGCCATGCTTCCGCATGTGCGCTATCGTCTCCGGCCTGGAGCTGTCAGCCACGATAGGCCACTTCTCGGCCTCTGGAACGGTCATAAA